TATCCATTGAAGTTTCCAGAAGATGCAAACCCTTGAGTTCTTCCCATGTAGTCCATAGTACCATTTTGGTAGAACCACTTAAGTTGATTATCCCAAGAAAGTTTCAACAAGTGAATGTTGTCATTTCCTTCATCAGTTACATCAAAGATAATAAAGCTAAATGAACTTAGAGGTCTACCATCAATTAATGGATTCTCAATGTCATTTGTATTTAAGTTATCAAATGCTGGATTCAATACAAACTTAACGTTAGCTAAGAAAGGAATAGTAAAGCTTGTGTAAGCAAAACCATAATCTAAATCCATACCAGAACCTTTAACAGCTCCTATATCAGATGCATTTTGAACTAAACCAGAACCATACACTTCATCAGCAATTGCTTTGTTGATTAGTTGCATACCACCAATACCTGTTTGTACAACAAGTGATCTTTGTGGGTCTGGTCCTTTAAACTCAACTTTACCTTGATAGAAGTTGTAAAGCTCAGACTTAAACATGTCAAGAGTAAATGAAGACTTGTTATATACTCTTTTGAAAGAGTTGTCTAACTGTGCCCATAAACCTACAGATAATCTAATATCATCTGGTCCGTCTTGTTTAATTCTACCACCTTTACCCCACATTAGGTAAGTTTCAATATCCGTTGCAATTTTAGATAAGTGAGCTGCTTCCATATTTGTAATGAAAGTACGTGTAAGAGTTCCATTCTCAAATGCTTCTCTTGCACCCGCTTTACCCATAGTTGCTACTAAACCTTCAATACTTGGTACTGATGGATTGTTTGGATCATTATCAAAGTTTCTCCAGATTTCAGTAACAGGTACAGTACCATCAGCGTTTAATCCACCTTTGATCATTAAATCTGCTCTTGAAGAAATTGAATAGTGTACGTGTGCTTCTGCTCCTCCTACAAAGTTGTAGAATTCACGGAAACCAGAACCTGTTTCAATGTCAGAGAATCTTTCTCCATACTCACCTCTTGCAGAACCTTTTCTGAAGAATTTAGTACCTTTAGCTAAATACTTGTTATCCAAGATAGCCGCATTGTTGTTGTTAACTAATTGTACAGTGTATACAAAACCGTCACCTGCTGGGATAATATCATCCGCAGTGATGTAAAGTTCTAATCCATTATACTTATCATAAGTAATAATGTCACCATGTCCAAAAGTTCTTTTGTTAATTTTGATCTTAAACGTTGTACCATCTACACCTTTGTTTGCGTTACCTGGTTCAATATCCGCTACTACGTAAGGAAGATCTTGTGCAATAGGAGTTTGCCACTTGTACTCACCTCTAGCGTTATCCACCATGATAGTATTCTTTCCACCAAAAGAAGCCATTTGATACAAAGGCATTTCTACCTTTTGGGTCATAGCCCAAAGATCAATTGGTCCCATATCCATAGGCTCAGGATTACCAAGCATTTGGGTAAGGTGATAAGAATCAACATGTGAACTTGCTTTGTAGCTTGTATCACGTAGGAAAATCCCATTATTTAAAACTGGAGTTGCCATAATTTTTGATTGTTTTTGTTGTTAATAATTAATTTACTGTTTATATTTAATTTACTTCTAATTAAATTCGTTTAAATATGTTGGTTGGTCTTTGAATCTTTCTTTTTGAGCTTTTCTTTGAACTTTCCTTTTCTGCTTGATTAACACCTAATGATGCTCCACCTACATTTGACTGTTCACTCTTAAGTTTTCTAACCGTTTTCTCAACACTCTTTTGTGCACCCTTATCCATTATTTTTGCTTTATATCCTGATGGATCTTGTAATAACCACAAGGCTTCAGAAATTAATGCATAATTAGGTTCCACAAATTGATATTTTTCAAGTAGGTGTCCTAATAAATTAGTATTACGCCCACTAACTGATGGATAATTAGGTTGAACTAAACCATTATATAACATGGCTTGAGTTTTTCTATCTACTTTAATATCTCCTAATTTTCCTTCTTTTAATGTTTCATATACATTTTTCATGTACGCTTGAGATGCATTTTCTTGTTGTTTCTTTTTAAGCTCTTGCTCTTCTAATTTTTGTGCAACAACTTTTTCTTGCATCTTATCTAACTTTGGTTTGAACTTACTTGCTTGTGTTTCAAGCTTACCTAAGTCTTTCCAAATTTCTATTTCTTCTTGAATATCTTCAGCAGTACCATAACCAGTAGCACTTAAATATTCTGTTATTACTCTTTCTTGACCAGTGACAGTTTTAATATCAATGGTTTTAGTTTCCTCAACTTGACCTAAAGTTGTGAATAAGCCTTTAAGGTCTTTACCACCATCTGCAACATATCTTGCTGCAATTTGTAATTCTTGTGGTAGGCTATTAAAGAATTGCTTAGGTGTTTCACTTCTTACTTGTCTAGCTCTTTCTTCTAAATTAGCTTCAATTAACTCCTCCCAATCTTTTGCAGAATACTCATCAAGTTCTTTATCATCATCAAAAGGAACTATTTTATCTTCTTTAATCAACTTACCAAATACATCTGATATACCGTTAATACTCTTTCTGCCTCTTTTTTCCTTTGTTTCTACTACTTCTTCAGTTTCTTCTTGTCCAAGTTCACCAAAGATTTCTTCAACACTTTCTTTTGAAGTTTCTTTATTTTCTTTAACTACCTCTTCAGTTTCAGTAGTTTCATCCTTAACCTCTTCTGTAGCATTTTCTTCTTTTTCTTCTGATTTTGCTAAAACATCTGTTGCGTCATCTTTATCAGGATCAGCAAAAGACATGTCAGCTTTTTCAGTTAAACCTGAGAAGATATTTTTAGGTTGAGATTTATCATCTTGAATCATATCAGCACCACTTGGAGCAGCGTTGAATATCTCATCTAAATTAACTTCTACATTTTGTGCTACGTTACTTTTCACAGGTTGTGTTTCTGTTGTTGTACTCATAATATTTGTTGGTTTTAATATTAATAACTTCTTACATATATAATATAAGAAATGTTTCTTATATAATTGTCAAGTTAAACTTAAAATATTTTAAAGAATGTGAAAGTTTTTTGCAGTATATAGCTAACGCTACTTTTTATCTTTCTTTTCTTTGACATCATACTTGTTTTTATTCTCTCTTGCAATTTGTAATTTAGTATCAGCTATTTGTTTTGAAGCAGCAATCTTTTCTCTTTCAACACTAAGTCTATTATTTTCCTGAGCTGATTTAACAGCACTTTCTTGACGCTTAAAGTTCATTTGCTCTCTATATTGAGTTGTTTCTTTAATGTCTTTCATTACATCCTGATAATCAGATTGTTGATTCTGATTTAAATCAACCATTGATCCATAACCAGCTGATCTTATCTCAGCTAATAGTACATCATTCTTTCTGTCTTTATCATTTTCAGAAATTTCAACTTGAAGTTTTTGTTGTTCTTCTTGTTGTTTAGCTTTGAGTTGTTGCTCTTGCATTTGACGTTGCTGTTGCATTTCTTCTTGTCTCTGCTTCTGAATTCTAGTTTCAGAATCTTTAAGTATGTCTGATACTTCTGCAATAGAATCTGCTTTAACAATATTACCTAACTCATATATACTAGCTCCTGTAGTATTATTTGTTAATGCCATTTGTTTTAGATTTTCTAATATGGCTCTATGATTAGTTTTAGTTGTTGCAAATACGTTAAAGTCTCTAAGTAATAAATCTGTTCCATTTATTTGGAAATTTACTTTCTCAGCTTCTGTAGAAATATATTGTAGTCTAATACTAGGATTAGTACTATAATAATATTGTGCTAAGTCAGTTCTCATTTGATGTATACGTGGCATCAAATGATCAGAGTGTTGTACAAAGTACATCTCTGTTTGTGCATATGATTGTTGCATAGCTTGTACTACCCCTGTAGCGGTTTGAGCTGATACAGCTCCTCCTAGACGCTGTGGGTTAATACCTATTGCATCAAAACATTGTTGTTTAAAATAATTAGCAAGTTGAATTCTAGACATTAATCTATTAGTCTGCTCCATGTTTAGAGTTTGATAATGATTAAAGTTAGTAGCATTCTCAGTATTAGTAATAGATGTATCAAGAGGCAGCATTTGAAAATCCTTCATTGCTACATATGCCTTTGCATAATTGTTCTTACCCCAGTCTTCTCCCATTGAATGACGTGGCAAAGCATTTTGATCAAACATTATTACAGTTCCTAATTCATCTATTAGAATGTCTGCAATCTGGTTATTAACCATATTGTATCCAACTTGATATGCTTTCATTAAATCAACTAATGATGTTGATCTAGTATTTCTGTCTGAAAAAACTCTACCTTCAACTGGTAATTTGCATCCATATAAAGATGTATCTCCTTTAAATTGAAATGGTAATCTACCCGGTTTAGTTCTGTTAATTCCTAAATATATAGGATTAACATTATCTCCCATTGATGATTGCCACATAGCAGGTAAGTTTGGTCCAATCTTTACACCACCCCATACTTCATTTATCCAAATCCAATCAATATGTTCACCTTCTAGTAAATTATCTTTTGTCTTCTGTTTAAATATAGAAGTATCATATATGGCCTTTTTTGTTTTCTTAAAAGTCTCATCTATGATCTCTTGTGTTACTTCTCCGTCATCTTCTATTTTAGTTAAATGACCTACTCTACGTTGTGTTTTCCAATATATTGTTGCAACTCTCATTAAGTTACCTTCACCCCACATTGAAACATCTTCATTTTCATCTAATATTTGACTGAGTATATCTCCTCCTCTTGCAGGGTCATTGTGAAAATTACTAGTGTACTGTCTATAAGCTAGACCTGGCGCATTAGTATTCCATTCATGTGATCTTGTTGCATCATAATATGCACCATCATTTTGATAGCCATTAACTTGATATTGAGCAGATTTGGCTGGATATATCTTTTGTAAAGATTTTAATTGTTTTTCATCCATTAAGTAACCATACCTATCAACTACATCTGATACAGTCATTAAATCTACTTTACCAGCATAATTAGAATCAGCAATATATCTTTGATCTGGAGATTTTTGATAGAAAGTTAATACTGGATTCCATAGCTCTACATCATAGTCATCCTCTAACATTCTAAAATGCCAGAATTCTCTATCTGCAATAAGCATATCACGGAAACCTCTTTCTTCAAGTTCTTGCATTTTGAATCTTTCTTCATCTACTGCAAGTTGGTGTGATGCCCACTCTTCTACCATACTCCTGTAAGACTTACTAAAAAAGTCTTCTATTTCTGGTAATGTTTTTAAACCTTCTGGAGATAACTGCTTTTGAGCTTCTTCAGAACTTGGGTCCATACCCATCTCAACCATCTTACCAACTAAGTTTGCTTCTGCTTCTGCTAATAAAGCTTCTTCTATTTGAACCTTTTTAGCGTCAAGCATTTCATTATAAGATGCATCATCAACAGCTCTAAACTGTACTTTAGAATATCTTTTAGCAAACTCCCCGGTAAGAACATTTATTACATTGGGTACAATAGGATAAAATTTTAACTCTAATGCTGAATCATTCTCAGCAGTTAAAGTATCCATAAGATCTTTATATTCATTATCTGGCTCAACAATATAATCTGTTTTATCAATTATACCTTTAGCTAACTTATAATTTTTAAGAAGTCTTCTAGAATTTTGACGTAGAAATTCAATACCTTGAAGCTCTAACCAATCTAAATTCCATGCTGACCAATTATCATCTTTTTGCTTATAAGGTAAAAACTGAACCGGTTGTGTTAAGCTAGAAAATGTAGGCCCGCTTTCAGCTTTTGCCCCATTCTTCATTTGCATTGCATTTAATACTCTCATACCTGTTTAGTCTATTTTATATTCTTGAATCCGGATCTTCTTATTTTAGAACCACCAAATGTCTTGTTACGTCCAATATTTCTAAAAGGACCATTATACTTTAATTTACTCATTTTTTCTGAATTATCCAAAGAATTACCTTCAGATTCACGTCTCTTAGTATAACCTCTATTTGACTGCTGAATTTTAACAAATGCAATTAATGCACCAAATGTTACAAGTCTATCTACGTTTAATCCAGGGTAATATGCAAGCATTTCTTTTAATAACATTGGATCAGGAATTCTTTCTATACCTAATGTTTGATTCATGACATTACCATTTTCATCTAATTCTTCATCTATTACTTCTCTTAAAAATTCAATAGCATATGATATTAAATGACTTTTAAATAATGTACCTGTATTTTTCCAACCATATTCTTGATATACAGTTCTATTAGATCCTAAGTCTTTTAAGAAAAGTATTTGCTGCTTAGGTACAAGATATCTTTGTTTTTTTCTAGCAATCATGTGTTGAATAAATAATGATATATTATTTTCAACAATAGTCCATGCATTATACCACTCAATGATCATTTCTAATCTTTCGTGTGTTTTATTTATATCATCAAAACGCCCACACCATGCAGCAACAATTTTATCTTTTTCAATAAATTGTTCTACTTCACCTGACGCAGTTGTTCTTATAACTTCTACTGCATTTTTGTATATGTATATACTACATAATGAATCAGATGTTGTTGTTTTTCCTTCTGACACAGGGTCAATTGATCCATAATACTGGCCAAACTCAGGACTTTTTACTGGTCTTTCCCAAACAACTATTGATCCTGTTTTATCAATTTCTTTTTTATTTACAGGAAAAGAACTTATAGGTAGCTTTCTAGTACGCTTTGCTACTATACCTGTTTTATCTCTATCTAATTCAATTAACTCATAGGGGTATGTTTTCTCCTCTATACTTTTTAATTGCTTACTTAAGATACCTTGTGGAAAGATAGACTCTTTTCTATATGCAAATGCTTCAGCTATATTAAGTGGTTTTTGAGATATTCTTAATTGATACTGTTCTCCACTTAATTCATTCTTCCATCTGCTTCTTTCAATTATTATAGCCTCTATTGCTTCTTGAACTTGTGAGTTACCGTAATCATCAATATAAGGCGGCATAGACCATTGTTCTGGGATAAATAATCCTGCCATACCAATTGCTCCCTCAGCATCCATTAGATTTGTTTCTACAGCATATATATCATTAGCACTTGGATTAAGTATCATTTCTTTTAATGGACCACATTGTTCTAAATCACCCACTGATCCAGCAGCTATAAACATACCTGTAGTCATCATACCGGATGACATTGCAGGACGCAAATACTCATATGTCTGCATCATGTTTTTAGCAATTCCTGCCTCCTCA